TGGATGAAATGAGTGCAGACTTGGAATTTTTTATAGACAATATCACACAAATTAAAATGAACCAAAGCAAGATTTTTAGTTACTATAACGAGAAAATCGGAACAGTTTTAGAAAGAGAAATAAATGGATAACAAGCTAGATTGTGAAGATTGTAAACAGTTTTTCTTTTTGAAAGACAAGTTAGATTATGATTGTGTATTTCAAAATGGTATTTGTAGTGATTGCTTAGTAAAAAGAATTGAACACGGAGAGGAGTGGTAGACTATGAAGTGTGAGTATGCTTTGTACGAAGGTGATAAATTTGTGACATTAGGGACAATTGAAGAAATTAGTCAGGAAACCGGGATTGAAGAAAAGAAATTGAGGTATCACACTAGACCGTCTCTTAGAAAACGATACAAAAACGGACTTGCTGTTATTAAAATTGAGGAGGTAAAAGAATGAAGCCAGAAAAAATTGATAACGTAAACAAACCAAGCCATTACCAAGGCTCAAAAGGTCTTGAAAGTATTGAAGTGATTGATAACTTTATTGGCAATCTGCCAGGGAAGGCAGCGTGGTGCTGGGGCAATGCTATCAAGTATCTACTGCGATTCCAGAAGAAAAACGGTCTTGAAGACCTGAAAAAAGCTCGCAAGAACCTTGATTGGCTGATTGAGGAGATGGAGAATGGACTATGAAACACCTTTAACAAAGAGACAGCGTGAATTATTCGCTTTCATGCTAAAACAAAAGAGGATTGATAACAAGGTTACTTTGAGAGAGTTAGGAAGTAAGTTAGGCTACTCAATCGCAACAATATCGAACTGGGAGAATTTAAAATCCGCTCCTGATATGTACAATGTTGAAGATGTAGCCACTTATTTCAACTTGCCTATGAATGTATTTATTGGGGAGGGGTGAGGTGAGAGATGCCTTTTTTTCCAGAAATCAACGAAGCCAAAACAAAAGAAAATGCCAAGAAAATTTTGGAGGGATATCCTCACTGGCGTCGTGTAGCAAATGATACAGATGGTCAGAGAGTAACCACGACCTACTCATTCACGCCACGAAATGCATCAAGTGCTAAAAATAGTCAAGTTGAGAAATTGGCAATTCGCAAAGTTGATGCAGAGCTAGAGCTAGATGCGATAGAACAGGCTGTCAGCAAATTACATGATCCTTTTTATCGTAAAATCATATACGAGAAGTATCTTGTTTGGCACCAAAAAAAAGATGAGACGGTGTACAATGAGCTTGCAATTTCAGAAAGTTCATATTATGAAAATCTTAGTAAGGCTTTATTAGCATTTGCAGAGCTTTATCGAAACGGTGAACAAGTTGTAATTTTGGAGTAAGAACGGAGTAAGTCAATAGTAAATATACGATTTTGTGTGCTAAAATTATATTATGAAATTATTGTAAAGGCAGGCACACCCTGCCTTTTCTTGCAGATTGGAGGTGGTATTTTGAGAAAAGTAGAACCTATTCGTGAACTCGACGATATTGAACGAATGAAAGACTTTTTAAAATCAAAAAGTGAGCGAAATTATGTTCTGATTATGTGTGGTCTATATTCCGGAATGCGCATCAGCGACATCATACCCCTTCAAGTCAAGCAAGTGACAGGTGATAGGATAGAAGTCATTGAGAAGAAGACAGGAAAGGTTAAGAGATTCGCTATCAATCCAGAGTTAAGAAAAGCTCTAAATCATTACATAAAAGCAAATGATCTACAAGGATACGATTATCTGTTTCCAAGCAAAAAGAAAGTTAGGACAGACGGTGTGCGCATCGCTCACATTGGAAGAGTTGCAGCTTACCAGATTTTAAAACAAGCAGCTGAACATGTTGGCTTGAAGAACATTGGAACACACTCTATGAGAAAGTCGTTTGGGTATCATCATTACAGACGAAATCAAAACGTAGCGATTTTGATGGAATTGTTTAATCATTCATCACCAGATATCACACTTGATTACATAGGCATTAAGCAAGATGAATTGGATGATTCGATGATGAATTTTAGCTATTAAAAACCTATTTATTTAACACTTTGAAAAAATGTAAATTAGTTTTTAATAAAATAGTTGTAATCACTTGATATACTTGACTTTTGAGAATGTTAGTTTTATTTAACAGAATATAAGATATGTTAAATATACGAGGGTGTCAGAGGTTTAAAAAACACCCCCCTACATCATATAAATTTAGCCTCATACCCACTAAAAAGAAAGGACCCTCCCTATATGAACACCCCCAAGGATAGACCGGACCGGAGTGGTCCTCACAGAGTTGCTTTTGAAAAGAATAAAAATATAATTCTCAAAACAAAAAATACTTGTGGAATTTGTGGACTCCCCGTCGACAAATCATTGAAGTACCCACATCCTCTGTCTCCGGTCATTGACCACGTTATTCCAATCAATCGCAACGGTCATCCGTCAGACATTCGTAACTTACAGCTTGCCCACTGGCAATGCAACAGACAGAAGTCTGACAAGCTTTACGCTGATGATAAATCAGCTAATGCTACTGTTGTAGGCAACAGGAACTTGCCACAGTCTAGGGACTGGACTAGGTATAGAGCTTGAAGTCTTAATGAAAGAATTAAAAATAATTTCTAAAAAAAGAAAAATAAAAAATATTTAAAACTCGAAAAAATAACAGATATGTGTGGAAGTAAGTCCTAGCTGATAGTAGGGGGGTATCCCCCTCCCTCTAGGCGCTCAAGAGCTTCACGCCGTCACTGTACATTTTTTCTCGCGCCAAATCATCACAAAGAAAGGAGAACGGTTTGGAATTAAGAGGGATTGAGTATCTTAGGAGGAAGTTGAATCTCTATCAGAGCAGAGTCAATCTGAGATACAAGCATTATGCGATGCAGCATTATGAAGCACCTACAGGAATCACAATTCCTGCACATATCAGGGCAAAGTACCAAGCTGTCCTTGGTTGGGCTGCAAAGGGTGTAGATAGTCTTGCAGATCGTTTGATTTTCAGGGAATTTGCTAACGATGATTTTAATGTCACAGAAATTTTTGATCGTAACAATCCTGACATCTTTTTTGATAGTGCTATTTTAGCTGCACTGATTGGTTCATGTAGTTTCGTCTATATTTCTAAAGGTGAAGATAATGAGGTGAGGTTACAAGTCATTGAATCAAGCAATGCGACGGGTGTCATTGATCCTATCACAGGGTTGCTTGTGGAAGGTTATGCGGTGTTGGCTCGTGATGATTACAATCGTCCAACGCTTGAAGCCTACTTCGAGCCTAATGCTACTCACTTCATTCCGAAAGAAGGGGAGCCTTACTCGGTTACGAATGAAACTGGTATCCCTTTGCTGGTTCCGGTCATTCATCGTCCTGATGCGGTTCGTCCGTTTGGTCGATCGCGAATCACTAGGGCTGGGATGTATTATCAGAAATATGCCAAGCGTACTTTGGAGCGATCAGACATTACTGCGGAATTTTACTCTTGGCCACAGAAATATATTCTTGGGCTTGATCCTGATGCGGAACCTATGGAGAAATGGAAAGCTACTGTATCAAGCTTACTGACGATTTCTTCAAGCGATAAAGGTGAGAAGCCGAGCGTTGGACAGTTTACTACAGCTAGCATGTCACCTTTTACAGAGCAACTGAGAACAGCAGCAGCTGGATTTGCTGGGGAGATGGGCTTGACCTTAGATGACCTTGGTTTTGTTTCAGATAACCCTTCGTCAGTAGAAGCTATCAAGGCTAGTCATGAGAACTTGCGCCTGGCTGGTCGAAAGGCTCAGCGCTCACTAGGTGCTGGATTGTTAAATGTCGCTTATGTTGCAGCTTGCTTGCGTGATGAGTTCCGTTATGCAAGAAGTCAGTTTGTAAGAACAACAGTTAAGTGGGAGCCTTTGTTTGAAGCTGATGCGAATACCATGACTATGATTGGTGATGGTGTTGTCAAATTAAATCAGGCATTACCTGGTTACATCAACGCAGAAACCATTCGAGACCTTACTGGTATCGCTGGAGACATGTCTGCTAAGCCAGCAATCAGCGAGGTAGTGACAGATGGAACATGATATTTTACCTAGCCTCTTGAAAGAGGTTCAAGAGAGATTTGAGCAAGATTTTGGTAAGAGCGAGATTGTCAGGAATGCTTTTGCTACATTGAAGGCGAAAAAAGCTACTTACAAAACAGCAAATGAGTTTGCGATTGAAATTGGTGAAATTCTCTCTAAGGCTCTAGGGGATTCCATAAGCGCCGACAAACTACCAGACGGAAAAATGTATTACAATATCGCTCAGCGTTTGCTGACGGACGTGTTAGAACAAAATCATGAGATTGTGAGTGGTTACGCTAGTGATGTTCAGAAGAATTTGAATGATAAAGCGAAAATCGGTCTGAAAGTTCAAGTTCCTGAATTAAATCTGGATCGAATAGCTGGCATTGTCAATCGCTTTTCGTCTGAGGAAAATTTTGAGGATGTCAGTTGGTTACTCGGTGAACCTATTGTGAACTTCACTCAATCAATCATTGATGATAGTATCCAGAAAAATGCGGAGTTTCATCATCGGTCTGGATTGCAACCGGAGATTATTAGAAAATCTTATTTTCATTGTTGTAAGTGGTGTCAAGAAGTTCAAGGAAGTTATAAATATCCAAGAGTTCCAAAGGATGTTTATAGAAGACATCAACATTGTAGATGTACTGTTGACTATGATCCGAAAAGTGGAAAAATTCAAAATATCTGGACTAAAAAAATCAGCAATAAGAGTTCAGATGAATTAGAAAATCGTAAGAGAATAAATACTGATGTGCGTGATAATAATCGCAAAGCAGATATTCAGGAGTATAAGAAAATAGTTGATGTTTTAGGAGTTCAAAATGCTCCTATCTCACTAGCAAAGTTTCAGGATTTGAAGTATAATGGTGGTGAGGGATATGAACGCTTAAAAGATGTAGTTTATATCCAGGAAAACTTCAAAAATGGCACTTGGCTGGATAAAATCAATCCAGAAAAACAAGCTAGACATATTCAATCAAC